ACAGCCTCCCCGCAGAAGCTGGATACGTTCCAGCGGCAGGAAAAAGACCAGCAAGGCGTGTCTGACACGATTGCAAGCACAGATGACCGTGATCGCGAGATCTATGAGTGCTATTGTGAGCTTGATATCAAGGGTTACGAGCATAAGCACAAGGGCAAGCCATCCGGCCTTGAGGTTCCTTACCGGGTAACCATCGACGTTTCTTCAAAGGAAGTACTTTCCATCGTCCGCAACTACGACGATTCCAAAGAAACAGGACTGCCAGAGGCGCGGCAGGTGTTTGTCAAGTATACATTCGTTCCGGGTCTTGGTTTCTACGACATTGGTCTTCTGAATATTCTTGGAAACACAACAAACGCAATTACGGCTGCTTGGCGCGAGTTGCTTGACGCCGGGATGTACTCAAACTTCCCCGGCTTCTTAATGGCTGACACTGGTGCCCGTCAAAACACCAACATTTTCCGTGTCCCACCGGGCGGTGGCGCTTTGGTTAAGACGGGTGGCTTGCCTATTCGTGACGCCATCATGCCTTTGCCGTACCAGCCGCCAAACCAAGCCCTCATGGCTCTTGTTGGCGACATGGCACAGACCGGCATGCGTATTGGCGGCACGTCTGAGCAGCAAGTTGGCGAAGGTAACTCTGAAGCTCCTGTGGGCACCACGCTTGCGATGATCGAACAGGCCACAAAAGTCATGAACGCCGTCCACAAGCGCATGCATGCATCGCAGGCGCAAGAGTTCCAGTTGCTGAAAGAGTGCTTCCGCGACAATCCAGAGAGCTTCTGGCAGCGCAACAATGCAAAGACACTGCCGTGGGATGAGAAGGTTTTCCTGAAGGCACTTGATGACTGCAACTTGATCCCGCAGGCTGACCCCAACACAGCATCGCACGGTCAGCGCGTCATGAAGATCATGGCTCTGAAGCAGCTACAGGCTGCTAACCCTTCGATGTACGATCCGATTGCCATCGATACTGCCGCATTGCAGGCCATTGGCTGGAACAATCCGTCCCAGTTCCTTGTTCCGCAGCAAGCGCAGCAATCGCCTCCACCAGAGCTTATTCAGGCTCAGGCTCAGATGGCAAACCAAGCCAAGGATTCTGAAGCGCGCATGATGGTAGCTCAGGCCAAGGTCGCTGAGACGCAGGCTAAGATCCAGCAGGGCGCATTTGCACCTAAGCAGGGCGCGAATAATCCAAATGGTGGTCAGCCGACTGCCCTTGATCTGGAAACGCTCAAGATCAAGATGATGGATGCTGAAACACGGGCACGGGCCGTTGAATTGAAAGCTGGTTCTGCGGCTACTGAAGACCAGAACCGCGACCTTGACCGCCAGAGCCGTGAACGTGTGCAGCTTATGGAGCTTGCGCGTGACATCTTGACACACCCTGAGTCTGTTGAGCAGGCAGAGGCCGCATTCGGTGACATCAGGAAGGAAATTGAGGAATGAAATTCAGTCCAGATTCCATAACACGGGCAATCCGTATTGCTCAAGCTATTGGATCAAAGATTGACCCCGCTTTTGGGGCCATTCCTATGTTCAAAGATGGCGAAGGCGCGCCCCTTGAGCGCGACACCAGCAGACAGACACAAGATGTCCGTATGCCTATGAATTATCCGCCCAAAGAACAGTTTGCCGAAGGTGGCTTTGCAGTTAACAATCCAATGTCCGTCTTCCCCAAGCCACAGCGTATGTGGGATGAGGAAATGCCGGGTGGCGCATATTTGTCGATGCCTGACAAGGAAGACATTACCGGCCACAAGGCGGCGCAAGCTTCTATCGGCATTGGTGAGGGCGGCAGGCCGTATTTCCACGCCTCACGCGATGAGGTTGATGAAACAGGTACGCCCGGTAAGGGCAGCGCACTGGTTAAAACCAACCTCTTTAAGCAAAAAGCTGGCTGGAAGTGGAAAGATGCGCCTGAAGGTCATGAGGACACCGGCACAATCGTTTCTGTCGAGCATCGTGGCAACCACCACTATGTACTTGGCGCGCATTTTCCTAACGGCGTAGACCTCAGCCGCTATCCTAACGCAACCTCTGAGCCCCGCCTGCGCCCCACCACCCGTGGTAACGTCGAACTGGGTCCACAAGTGGGGTCTATCCTTGTTCGTGGCCGTGAGCATCCCGTACACAGCCATGCCATCGTGCGCGAGTATGGCGGGCGTGTAGGCTATGACACTGGCGGTAGGCTTGATGATGATGATCATAAGATTATTGCATATCACGGCACCAACAAGGATTTTGAAGACTTTGGGATGGACCAGCCTCGCGGCGGAATTACATTCACAACCGACAAGTCCGCCGCCGACTATTACGCCAAAGATCGTGCGCGTAAGCTTGGTGGTAAGCCGCGCACGGTGAAGGTGCGTCTCAATGTTAGCAATCCTTTTTATTCACAAGAAACCAACTATTATGTTGACGATGTTAGTCACGCCAAGCCTCGCGGTCACGACGCGGTTATTGGACCTGCGATTGATGTCGATCCGGAGGTTACTCCTGCACATCTTGTGCCTAAAAACATTACCGTCTGGAATAACAAGAATGTCGAAATTCTTGATCATGGTCACGATCAGGACCATTTTTCTGCGGGCGGCTATGCTGACGGCGGCAGGCTTGATGATGATCAACCAACCGACTATGCCGCGCCAAACGACATGGGCCTGTACAGCCATGCAGCAGTGACGGCTGCTAATGCCCAGCAGGCGAAGGCATCGCCTGAGGAGTTCCGCAACATCCTGACCAACCGTGGCGTCAAGCCAGCCGAATTTGATGCATCTGGTTACGATGAGGCTTTTGCCGACCAACCGCAGGTTACCCGTGAACAGGTTGCTGCACATTTTAACGAGAACCTGCCAAAAATCGAAGAAAAGGGGTTCTACGTTAACGAGCCATACACGGATAAAATGCGGGAAGCTGAAAAAGCTTATTGGAAAGAGTTTGGAGAGCATCAGGCTCAGGCGGCGGCATACATTGATGCAAACCCCGGCAAAACTATGGAAGATTTTGATCCGGGATACGCCAAGCGTATGGCTATACGAAGCGCATTCGATAATAAAAAGGACGCCATAAGAGACGCTGAGGGCGCACCTAAAAGTGCCGGTGAGCCATATCATGAAGATTACACCCTTCCCGGCGGAGAAAACTACCGCGAAATTTTGTTAAAGCACGACAGTGAAGAAAATCATTATAATAAATATGATCACTTCGGTGGTGAGCCTAACGTATTGGCCAGCCTTCGGCTGCTTGACCGGCAAGACGATGACAACAACAAGGTCTTGCATCTTGAGGAAATACAAAGTGATTGGGGCCAGCAAGCGAGAGAAATTGGCGTGTACAGCCCCAAAGAGCATCAGAAGTATCTTCGTGACCTTGAGGAACGCTCCCTTCCTTTGTATGCCAAGAAATTCAATTTCTCTGAAGATACTGTCCGCTCCAGACTGCCCACATGGAAAAAAATAGATCCTCAAACACACAGCAAAATTGCCAAAATGCTTGGCGAGAGCGATGAGTTTGATAGCAGGGTCAAGGAAAACGATAAGATCAAAGAAGAGACTGTATCTGGAGCCCCTTATATCGACAGTACAGATAAGTGGCTTAACCTTGGCTTGAAGCGCGCTTTGATTGAAGCTGCGCGTGGTGGGCATGACAAGCTTATGTGGACGCCGGGGGATTTACAGGCTGAACGTTATTCAGAGGGAACTGAAGAGGAGAATGCGAAGCGTCTCGCTGGCATGACGCACTTCTATGACACAATGCTGCCCAAGGCTCTTTTAAAGCTCGCCAAGCAGCATGACCCTGAAGCACGGTTTTCTACTTCAACTCACGCCAGCACCGAAACAGGCAAAAACTTTTCCGCGCTGGATATCACGCCAAAGATGCGCGAAAGCATCCTAAAGAAAGGCTTTGCGGCTCATGCAGATGGCGGCGCAGTGGAAGGATATGCGGAAGGCGGAGATGTCGAAGATCATCCGCTGACCAATCCAGTCTATCATGGCACAAAGAGTGATACGGTTTCATCGCCTATCGCAAGCGCCCTTGGCATGGAGATGTTTGACGCAAACCACCCTGCGCTTAATTACAATGCACCAAACGCGACTGCCCTAGCTCTTGGGCCTCACGTTGCGCGTGACCCAAACATTTCTGGAGATATGCGCTTTACAACCGGCGAACATTTTGTTGGCGAAGTTGGTGAAAAAAGAGTTGCCAGCAGTGCTAATGGTAGGGTGGCCATGCTCAACACCTTTCCTGACGAAAAGTTTTTTCCTGTAGAGCAGGAATTCAATGATTTTGGTGACTATCAGGGTTCAGCAAGCATGGATGATCAGGCGGTCCACAACACCGTTTATTCTGATATCTTTCAAAACAACCCTAAATTGACGCGCAAGATCTTGAAGGCAATGGGCAAGGACCCAGAGCATATAGAACATTATGTTCGTGGCTTTCAGTCCGGAGAGCCATTTGAAGATCCAATCAGCGCCAATGGGTTTAAATGGCCTGATGTTAAAACTTTTGTTAACTCCTCCACCATCCCGGCAAGTAAAAATCTCACGAGCGAAGTGGTTAAGGACTTCCGCAAGCGTATGCGGGACAAGGGTTATGTCGGCCTCAGCTACATGAACACCGACTCTGATGAAACGGCCAACGCAAAAGACAAGAAATGCTACATTGTCTTTCCGCAGCGCGACAAAGAAACAGGATGGTACCCAATGCGGTTCACACACGGCGCAGCTTACAATCCAGCCGACAAAGGCAAGCCCGGATTGCATTTGGCAACCGGTGGCGAAGCTGATGGATATGATTTTGGCGGAGTTGTTCCCGGCAACCCAATGGCTGGCGCTGCTGCAATGGAAAACGTTCCGTCCGTAACTGTGTCACCACGCCCCGGTAAAATGGGTGGTTACCCCGTGCGCGAAGGCCAAATGATGGACCCCGAAACGGGTTATGACGTTGAGCCGTGGAATTATACCACACCTAAGGGTGAAGATCAGCCAACGCCACCTCCGGTTCAGCATCCCGTGTTTAATGAACCACGCATGGATAAGATCCACAAGGCAACTCACAAAATATTCAAGAGCAAAGGCTTTAACGATTTAACGGAAGAGCTTACCGGTCTTCGTGATTTTAATGTCACACCCATCATGGGCACTTGGAAAGGTGAGATGGAGCCGTCTTTCGCAATCCACCACCCTGACATGACGCCTGAAGCCGCTGAAAAAATGTCTCACCTACTTGGCTTTGGCTTTATGCAGGACGCCTCCGTCCAAGGCGCGCACAACCCACACCCTGACGGTGAAGGCATCCCATCGATGTACATAGGGCGTGACAAGAAGCTCGCCCCTGCGGATTTAAACAGGATTGCCAAGGCCTCTAAAGAAGAAGGTTTAGACTTTTCGCAAACCAGTGATGGTAAGGGCGTCAAGTTTATGCACTTTGGCGATGATGGAGATGAATACGATAAATTTGCTGAGTCAGCAAAGAAGATTGCCGACAAGGCAAAATTGCCGTATATGCACCATGTAAATACTTCGGGAACATTAAATTATGCACAGGACTATCTCAAGGGAATCTTTGGCGCGGATGAAGGCGAAGGCGGAGAGTCTGGGCTTCTCGGAAGCTCCACGCGACCATCCGATCTATTCGGAAGGGTTGTCACTCACCTTGTCGCACCATACGCCAAAGCGGTCGCATCAGAAGGCTACAGGCTCTCACCGGAAAGGCTGAAGGAGACTTACGGCCTTACGGATGATGAGCATGATCAGGTTCGCAAAGCTCTTTTACCGGGAAATCAAGATCGCACCGTAATCCCTCTCATGGAGGGAACGGAGAAACTTGACGTTCGCCCAACTGGGGACAATGGCAAAGCAACAGTTGGCGATACCCTTTTCGCGTTGCAGAACCGCGCCGCTGCCAAGGGGCAAATTGAGCCGGGTGATTACAGCCCTGAGGCAATGAAAAAGATTGCTGGCGACATTGCTAAAGAGGTTAATTACCATGTCGATACTGCCGACAAGTCGGCAATTGGCTGGTATGATGAAGCTCTAAAGAAGGCGATGAATGCTTATGAGGGCGTTTTCCCTGAGTTAAAGACTGACGCCGACAAGCGCACGTTATTTCATGCCATCCTTGGCATAACCTCTCAGGGTAATGACGTTCACTCAAACTCAGTTCATACTGCCCGCCTATACAATCACCTGCGCGATGGCAGCATGACGCTCCCTGAAGGTGTACAGAAGCTCAAAGGTACCTTTGGCGACAAAACCCGCGCAATTGAACAGAACTTGCTTAAATTCCACCAGCTTGTCGATACCAATGGTTACGACAAAATGCGGGATCTGTTTGGCCAAAAGAAGTCAGTTTCTGATTGGAATAAGACCCTCAAGGGCGATTCAAATCTTTTTGGCCCGGATGGCAAGCCATTAAGCATGCAGGGCGGTGCCAATCAAAAGGTTACCGGCTGGACCATGTTTGGTCCCAAGATCGGATCTTTTATTAACAACCTTAGCGGCGACTATTCGACGCTTACCGCTGACCTTTGGTTCAGCCGTACTTGGAACCGCTTGCTGGGGCACAACTTCATTCACACACCCATGACTGAAGCAAAGCAGTATCAAGATTTCCGCGATGCTATTGTCGCAGAGCATGCCCACCACAACCCCGATCAAGCCTTAGATGAAGCAGCAGCAGGAAAAACATCTAACGGCAAAGTCACCATGAAAAATGGCGTTCCCAAGCCTTGGGAGCATGGTAGCGATGTTAAGGACATGGGCCGTGATGAGATAGATAGCTTAATTAACGATCCTGAAAAAATGTTGAGCATGGCCCAGAGCGTGTCAGACAATTACCGCAAAGGTGGCTACAAAGATAAAAGTGACGTTCGTCGCCGTGCTAAGAATTGGATTGAAAATCGTGAGCTTCCTGTCGCCGCCCCTCGCGGCAATACTGAGCGTGATTTCCAGCAAAACACAGTTGAGAATGCTCAAAAGATCCTGAAAAGTAAGTATGGCAAGGACATCAGTGTTGCCGACATTCAGGCTGGCTTATGGTTTTTGGAAAAAGACTTGTTTGGGAAAATGGGCGTTGCTTCCGAAAAAGCCGCCCCTGCTGATTATGCAGATGCTGCCAAAAACACAATTGACTTGATCAAAAACAAGCAACTCTACCGTGTGAAATCACGCGCTGCGGAGCAACTTCCAATGCCAAAAGCCAATGGCGGAGCCATAAATAAAGCAATTCTTATCGCAATGCGGGCAAAGAAGCGTTCTCCGGTTGCAATTAAGTAAAAAGTTTGGCATTTTGCAATTTGTCGCCGCACGACAATTGCGGTAACACCCTGACGAGGGTTTTACTCCAATGGAGAATGCAATGTCTGAAGATGGAATGCCCGCACTGGCTAAAACTGCCCGCAAAATGATGCGCGATAAATTAAGCCGGATGCTCAAGGACAATAATGGCCCTGTTGATGCCTCTGGTTATGTTGTTCCAGATCCTATGGATGCTGACGTTAAAACAGGTGCGCGCCCTATTTCGCGCCGCCAGTTCAAGCGTGGCGGCAAGGTTGTTAACAACGCTGAAGGTAAGGACACGCGCAAGCATGCAGGCCGCAAGCCCCGTAAGTCGGGTGGAAGCGCCAATGCAACACCTGATAACCTGATCAACCGTAACGTCCGCGAAGCAAATGAGTTGCGCGAAGGCAAGAAGCACCGGGGTGCTTTTGCATCAGGCGGCAAAGCAAGCACTTACGATGACCGCGATTTTGATGACTCTGAAGCAGGCATGAAGCGTGGCGGAACTGCCAAAAAGAGAATGACTGGCGGTCTTGCTTATTCTCCAAATGACACCCGCATGGCTCGTGCTACCGGCCTCAAGAAGGGTGGAGACGCAAAAGCTCGTGGTGGATCGACTTATGGCGACTCCACGCCACTTCGCCTTGTTAAGGCGCATTCCGGCCCTGATGGTCACACCGCCAAGGTGTACAAGGATCAGGATTGGAACGAGTATCGCGTCAAGCATTATGACGAAAATGGCAAATATATGCCTAAGCTTGATTATCACACAGATGATCGCGAAGAAGCTCATGACCAAGCAAAGTATGCCGTAGACAAGGGCTTCAAGTCCGGTGGTCGTGCAAAGAAAGCGTATGGGGGTGTGCCAGACAGGGACATATCATCTCGCCCAACCACTGATTCCGGACGCCGCATGACCAACGAAGAGCTTGGCATGGTGCCCGGTGGCGTAGAGCCCAAAAAGTCCAAGCCAGTTGGACCTTCGTCGGTAGCTGTGTCAAAGGTTCTTGCTGGTATGCGCGATAAGCGCAAGCATGGTGGCGGTGCTTGGGAAGGCTCTGCTAAGGACGAAAAGCAAGACAGCAAGCTTGCTAAAAAATACGGCATGTCGATGTCTGCTTGGGAAAAGTCCAAGATGGACAAGAAGCACGACACGCAGCATTCCATGAAGGGCTTGAAGAAGGGCGGTCGCGCTCATCGCGAAATGGGTGGTCTAAACATTCCAACCCAGTCATCAAATCACGGTTCGCTTGCCGTTGCTGGCGCACTTCCTGCGCGTACATCCGGCCTTGCCAAGCTTGGTCAGATTGCTGATATTGCCAAAAAGGGCATTGAAGTTGGCAAAGATATTGGAAGCATGGTTGGTAAAAAGCCAGCCGCTACGCCAGCATCTACGCCGACAACTTCGGCAGGAACTTCGGCCACAGGAGGTATGAACGTCAAACGCATGGTTCGTAAAGATGGTGGCGGTCTTTATGCCAACATCCACGCCAAGAGAGAGCGCATTGAAGATGGCTCAAAAGAGCGTATGCGTAAGGTAGGTAGCAAGGGCGCACCAACAGCAGAAGCATTTAAGCAATCTGCCCGCACAGCCAAAGCTTATGGCGGAACACTCCTTGATGGCGAGATCCAAGGCACACGCCCAACAGGCGGTCGCTTGGCTCGTAAGTCTGGTGGTCGCAATAAGGCCAAAACGAACATCAATATCGTCATTCAGACCGGCAAGAACGCACGGGATGAAATGGGCCCTCCCGGCATGCCGCCTAAGCCTGCTGGCCTTCCTATCCCAATGCCACCTATGGGTGATGCTGGTCCTCCACCAATGGGCGGCGCTCCAATGCCAATGCCAATGCAAATGCCGCCACAAATGCCTATGGTTGGTCCGGGCGCTGGCGGTCCTCCGCCAATGGGTGGCGCTCCGCTGCCACGCAAAAGTGGCGGTCGCACATATCGGTCCTACAAGGACATGGATGCAGGTGCTGCTTCAGGAGAAGGTCGCTTAGAGAAAACGGAAATCCAACGCCGTAAAAGATAACAGGGGAGGGGTGGGTTTAAACAGCCCACCCCTTATTATTTTATGAATTATAATACGCTATTTGAAAAAGAGTTGCGGCAGCTTATCTCTGAGGAGATAGAGAGGGTGTCCGACAATATGGCCAATGGCCTTTCCATCAATGACATTGGGCAGTATAAGCACGAAGTGGGCCGCATACTGGGCCTGCGCGCTGCGCTCAATTTATGTGACGAAGTGAACGATATTTTATCTAAACGTTAGGAGTTTTTAGTAATGCCGCAAATGGAAATGGATCATTCCACCGACCCAAAAGCCGATCTCATTGAACGCCTTGGTGACCTCAGCCAAGTAGACCTGTTTCACAATCAAGTCCTTCTTGCAATTTACATCCGCCCAGAAAAAACCAAGTCTGGCATCATTTTGACAGACAAATACCGCGACGAAGACAAGTATCAGTCGAAAGTCGGCATGGTGGTTAAGATGGGTGATCTTGCCTTTGATGACCCAACAGATGCTTGGTTTAAGGGCGTAAGCGTCAACATGCACGATTGGGTCGTTTACCGGCCATCTGATGGTTGGAGCATCAACATCAATGGTGTTGACTGCCGTGTTCTTGACGATGTGAATGCGCGTATGCGTATTCCGACACCCGATATGGTTTGGTAAGGAGGTTTTATGAATATTGATGATATGAACGATCCTATTGAGATCGATCTGGAAGAAGTCCAGAAAACTGAATCTGATGATGAGCCAATTATTATTGACGCAGAGCCGGTAGAGAAAACTGAACGGCGCATTGTCGAGCCAGAAGAAGGCCTTGATGCCCTAAAAGAAAAGCTTGAGCAGGAGCGTCAGGCTCGTATGGAAGCCGAAAGGCGCGCTCAGGAAGCTACTACCAGCGCATATTACGCAAATAACGAAGTGCAGGACAGTAACCTTCACCTTGTAAACAACGCTATCGACACGATCCAAAACCAGAACCACATCCTTAAATCCAACTTTAAGGCTGCAATGGAAAATGGCGATTATGATTCTGTCGTTGAAATCCAAGAAGCCATGTCTGACAATGCGGCCAAGCTTATGCAGCTTGAGCAGGGCAAGCAGGCTTTGGAAACTACGCCACGCGCACCAGCGCCTGTTTATGTACCATCAGACCCTGTTGAGGCGCTTGCATCGCAGCTTACGCCTCGCTCTGCGGATTGGGTACGTTCGCATCCTGAGTATGCAACAGATCAGCGCCTGAACCAAAAGATGCTTGCAGCGCACCAGTTGACTGTTGCTGACGGCATCTCGCCAGACACAGACGAATATTTTTCGGCTGTCGAGCGTGTTCTGGGCTTCGGTGAAGAGCGTTCACAACCGAATCGGCGTCAAGCTGCCCCACCAGCCGCACCAGTAAGCCGCAGTGGGTCGGGCACTGGGTCATCCAATCCAAACCACGTCACTTTAAGCGGTGCGGAACGCGAGATGGCCGAATTGATGGGCATGACGCCTAAAGAGTATGCCCAAAATAAATTGGCGCTGAAGCGCGCCGGTAGGTTGAATTAAGGAGAATTATGATGGCACGTCCCCGCAAACTAGCAATCCCAGCAGAACCTGTTGTTATTGAAGAAGCTAAAGTTATTGAAGCAGTCGTAGAAAATGAGCCCACGCAAGAAGAGCCTGAGCCCGAAAGCTTTACGCGCCGGGATCTTCGGCCTGAAGTCCGCGAAGAAGATCCACGCACTCGCGCTGCGCGCCGTGCAGCCGAAATTCGTAATCACGGTAATGTGGATGATGATGGCGTCGATGAATTCTTTGTTGATCCAGCCGTCATTCCACCGGGCTGGTCCTATGAATGGAAGCGCCGTACAGTTATGAATGAAGAAAATGCTGCATATCAAGTACAGCTTCAGTTAAAGGGTTGGGAGCCCGTTCCGTCTTCACGCCACCCGGAATACATGCCAAATAATGGTCGCTTTGCTCATATTGAGCGTAAAGGCATGGTCCTTATGGAGCGTCCACTTGAAATTACAGAAGCTGCGCGTCAGTCTGATTCCCGCAAAGCCCGTATCCAAGTCCGCTCTAAAGAAGAGCAACTTAATGCGGCCCCCGGCGGTACTTTTGAGCGAAGTAACAAGGACTCTGGAATGGCCAAGGTCAATAAGTCTTATGAGCCAATTCCAATTCCAACAGACTAATTTACCCAAAGACAAAAGAAAAAGCCCAGCTATTTACGGCTGGGTTTTTTTTGCCTGTTGACAACAAGCATAATTAAGCATTAAAAAGCATTTCGGCTCCCCCCGGTGCGGGAGTTTCGTTTATTTTGGTCCTAAATCGCCCCAGTGCGCGATAACGGGCTTTCCCTTAGGAGACTCCGTCATGGCGAATACTTTCGCGCCTTTCGGCTTCCGTCAGTCTAGCGGCGTTGGTTCTGCCCCGACCTATGAACAGGTTGCGGCTTTCTGCGCTTATAACACTGCCGCGATGTATTTTGGTGATCCCATCTTCCAGAACTCGAATGGTACGGTTTATCCCACCACTCCCGGCGCTGGTATTCTTGCTGGCGTTTTTGCTGGCTGCAAGTATCTTTCGGTTTCGCAAAAGCGTACCGTTTGGTCAAACTACTGGGGCGCGGCTGACGTTGCCTCAACCGAAACCGTTGAAGTGTATGTGATCAATGATCCAAATGCGCGCTTCCTCGCTCAAGTCGGTGGCTCGACCACAACTGGACTTGCTGTGACAGATATCGGTGCTAACGTTCAGTTTGCTTATGGTACGCCAAGCACGGCTACCGGCATTTCGGGCGCTTACATCGACATCACCGTCACGCCAACCACGACTGCAACATTGCCTTTCAAGGTTGTAAGTCTTGTCACTAACCCTCCCGGTTCAAATGGTACTGAGGCTGGTGCTTACAATTACGCAATTGTAGCCATCAACAACGTATCTACCAAGACCCTGACCGGCATTTAAGGAGTAAGGTAAATGGCTGTTAATTTATCAGCAATTAAAGACCTTCTGCTCCCCGGTCTGCGTGGGGTAGAGGGCAAGTACGAACAGATTCCGTCACAGTACGACAAGCTGTTCACAAAGCATGACTCAAAGATGGCTCTCGAACGTACCGCAGAAATGCGCTACCTCGGTCTGGCTGCTCTGAAGACGGAAGGCGCTCAAACGTCATTCGACAACGGCGCAGGCGAACGCTATGTCTACAATCAGGAACACAATGAAATTGCGCTTGGCTATGCCATTACCCGCAAGGCAATTGATGACAACCTGTACAAGACGCAGTTTCATCCATCGAACCTTGGTCTGGTTGAATCTTTCCAGCAAACCAAGGAGATCTATGGCGCAAACATCTTCAACACCGCGACAACCTACAATGGTGCTATCGGTGGTGACGGCGTGGCTCTTTGCTCAACTGCTCACCCTATTGATGGTGGCACAGTTGCCAACAAGCCTGCGGTAGATGTCGATCTGAACGAAGCTACTTTGCTTAATGCGATGATTGCAATCCGTACAAACTTCCGCGATCAAGCAGGTCTGAAGACCTTCTCTCGTGGCCGTAAGTTGGTCATTCCTCCGCAGCTTGAGCCTGTTGCAATCCGTCTTACAAAGACAGAACTGCGTCCGGGTACGAGCGACAACGATGTGAACGCCATCATGGCAACCGCAGGTGGTATTCCTGAAGGTTACATGGTGAACGACTTCTTCACCTCGGCGTATGCTTGGTTCTTGCTGACAAACATCGATGGATTGTCGTACATGGAGCGCGTCAAGTTCGAGACTGACATGCAAGTTGACTTCGTAACCGATAACCTTTTGGTTAAGGGCTACGAACGTTATAGCTTTGGCTATTACAACTGGCGTTCGATCTTCGGTTCGTTCCCGACTTCGTAATTTAGGAATAGAAAGGAGATAACTCATGTCTATTTCTGCTTTTGCTGGTCCTCTGGTAAGTTTTGGTCAGTCTCCGTATGAGACAACTGATAACAACCCAGAAATCGGTCCGTCTTTGTTTTTTGGTGGCGCGGGGATCCTAGATCCTCGCCTTCCATTTTCATACGCGCCCGGTCAAGATTTCGGCGCTACTACTGCTGGGTTTCTTGGTATACAGGACGTGGTGTCTTTAAACATTGTGCCCTACACGATTAATAATGCGGCTCTTGCCGCTTCTGCCAACACGACTGCCAGCACGGCAATGACCTTGGTATCTTCTTCTTCGGCCTCAACCGGAGTTGCAGTTGCCCAGAGCATTGTCCGCTCTGACACTGGTGCTGCCGTTACCGGCCTTCTTGGAATTGACGCCTTCACTCAGGTGACGGGCTATATCTCAAATGGCACAAGCGGAACTGCTGGTAACATCCTGATTGTCTCTGCGGCTTCTGCTGGTCAGTTGACAATCGGCATGGTTATTAGCGGTACAGGCATTGCTGCTAACACAACGATCACCGGTTACGGCCCGACTGTTAACGCCACAGACGGCGGTTCTGGTGACGGCTATACTGGTTCATACACAGTTAGCGGCAATCCTGTTGCTGCTGGTACAAGCGCTTCGCAGCTTACGATCTCAGCCTCTTTGGGCAACTCAACACTGAACGCTATCGCGGCTGAACGTACTTCGTTTGGCTCTGCTGGCACCATTCAGCTTTGGAACCCAATGGCTTTGACCGCCCGCGCTGTGTCCGTCACTACCAGCGTTGCCACTGTCGGCACCACCAACGTCTTTACGGTGGCTGGTTACGACATCTATGGTTACCCAATGTCTGAGGCAATTAGCGTCCCGTCCACTTCGGTTTCGGGCACTACTGTTAACGGCAAAAAAGCGTTTAAATTCATCACCTCTGTAACTCCGTCCGTAACTGATGCGACCACATCGTATTCAATTGGAACGACTAGTATTATTGGTCTTCCAATCCGCTCGGATTTCTTTGGTGATAGCTTGTTTGTATACCCCGGCACTGGTTCCACAAACTTGGTAACTTCGGTAACTGGCTACACGGCTGCTGTAACTACACTGGCCACAACAACAACTGGTGACGTTCGCGGCACCTATGCACTACAAACGGCTGCTTCCACCGGAACCAACCGCTTAATCGTTCGTCAATCACCTGCGCTTTACAATATCAGTTCCGCAACGGGGCTGTTTGGCGTCACACAGGCATAAGGAGGCCAATATGAAAGGTCGTAAATACCGCGCCGATGGTGGCGTAAATTCAGCAGCTAAGGATCTGAGCGATAAGCCAGATCGTCGCAACAATGCAGACCGCATTTTTGATGCGGCTGAAGAGCGTAAAAATGGCGGTCGCACCAAGCGTAATTATGGTGGGATGGCTGAAGGCGGAAATGCCAAGATGCATGCTGGTCGCAAGGCCCGCAAGTCTGGCGGTTCGTGCGAATCAAGTCCGTTCTCGTCTGCCCGTGCGGGTACCCCTGCAAAGGGCCGCAAGACTGACGGAAACATGGAATAGTCTTTGGACTGTTTTTAAAAAAATGGGCGGGGGCTTAATGGCCCCCGTTTGTTTATGGAGGACTGAATGTCAGACACTTGGCAGCGTAAGGAAGGTCAATCGCCTTCTGGTGGATTAAACGAAAAAGGGCGCGCATCTCTTCGCGCAGAGGGCCGCGACATCAAGCGCCCGGTCACCGCTGAGGAGGCAGATCGCAGCCCTGCGGCAGCGGATAGACGCGATAACTTTCGCTCACGCATGTGCGGAATGAAGGAAAAGCTCACCTCTGCCAAGACGGCGCACGATCCAAATAGCCGGATCAATTTGGCGCTTAAAAGATGGGACGTGAAGTGCTAGTCTTCCGTCTTGAGAAGTGTTATTTGACACTATAGAATTTAAAAAAGGACCTTGGAATGACTACCTTCAACACTACCGGTGTAGTTAACCAATCTATCACCCGCATAGGCCGCAACGAGCCTTTTGAGCTTCAGGTCTCCCGTGGCCAGATTACCGGAC